CTATTCTAAATTTAATTCCACTTAATACATATTTACCAACAAAGTTATAAACATTATTATATCTATTTGCAGTATCATTTCCTAAAGTATTATAAACAGCAGTAGGAACCCAAACAATAAAATCATATTCCACAAGTTGATAAGTAGGGTTATTACCCATGTATTGAATTTGATTAATACTATCATTTGGCATTAAACTACTTGTTGCACTTGAATCACCTAAAACAAACTGCATTGATACATTAGAAGTATTTTCAATATAAATTTGAGGGTCTGTAGATGGTATTCTGTACCACTTATTTAAAGCATATTCTAATAAAATAATTTGTGAGTTATATTTTATACGTTCTTTAACTCCTATAAAATTATCGTTAATTAATACCCATTTTGTAGTATCACTAGGTAAAGCACCTAAAGAAGCATCAATAGCTTCATATATCATTTTATCCGTATATATAACCCTATCACCTAAAGCATATAAAGTAAAAGCATCATAATCAGGATAATCAGAACCATCTTTATAATCAATAAAAATAGTATTCCATAACTTTTGAACAGGGCTAGTAATAACATTTAACCATGCTAAAAACTTAGTTTTTCTTAGCACAGGTGGTGTTAATTGTTCACCTACTAACTCATTATCATAATCGTAAATATCTGCCATTATTGAGCTACAAAAGTTAATGTATCTGTAAATAAATAGTTAGTTGTATCTTCTTCTGCTACATAACCTGCTGTTAATTGATATGTAGGTATAATAGTTGTTTTAGCTTGTACTAAATAAGTACTATTAGCAATAACTTCTGTATCTGGTCTAATTGCTACGTTTTCTAATACAACATCTGTAACACCTGTAACACTTTGAATAGCATCTACTAAAGATGTTAATTTAAAAGTTCCATCAAATTGTATATTTGCTAAGTATGTGTTAATAGCTGCTATAACATTATCACTAATAACATTTGTATATTGACCGTTATAGTAAATAGTAGCTCCTAAATATATTTTATCAGCATCTAATGAACTAGCAACATATCTAACACCTGAAAATCCAATACCAACACCACGACCAGCGTATGTTCCATCTCCTGCATTATTTAAGTAGCTTTGTAATGCTGCTAATTCAGTAGGAGTTAATGCTACAGGTGGCTCTTCTTTTGCTACTTTAACATTTACTGTTCTAGTTGCAACCGTTCTAACTGCTGCTCTTGTAATAATTCTTAATGTAGTATCTTCAGTTGCATATCCTACAGAAAAATCATCTAAAACCTCAACTTTCTGAGGTGTTATGGCTGAATATTGAAATTTTAATACCCTATCGTGTAACCATTTATCACTTCCTACAGGTGCTTTATCTACAATAGTTTCTAAGTCTTTTTTAAATATATCCCATAATACTTCTTGTAAATACATTTGTGTTGCTACAATGTATTTCCATAGTGTGTAAATTGCAGAATTAGAAGTAGAATTTAAACCACTTAAATCTGTTTGTGCAGCTTGTTCTGCATCCATTCCATCTATTATAGTTTGTATTGACCTTGCCATTAAATTTCGTCTATTGTATTAATTGTTGCATTAATAATCGGTGTTAAAGTAGCGGTTGTAGTATCTTGTGTTTGGTTATCGTTTCCTAAAGTAGTGTAATCTTGGATATAAACTTGCACGTTATCATGGTCAAAATTTTGCTCCTCATTACGTCTTAATAGTTTTCCAAATGTACTGTATTGTTTGTTTTGTACTGTTTGCCAAACACTATCAACCAATGTTAAAACATCAGTATCTTCATCTTTATAACTTTCAAATGCTATTCTTAAACGTACTGTTAAATCATATTCTTGACTAACTGCTAATCTACCTTTATCTCTATAATTAGAAGGTAAAAACTCAATAAAAATAGCAGGGCATAAAAACGGATTTTCTACATTTTCACGTTCTAAATTATTACGCCACAATGCAACGTGCTTAATACCAGTTATAGCTAGTAAATCTGTTTTAAGTGAGTTATATAGTGTTAATTTAGACATAATGCAAATATACAAATTATTTATTAAATTGCTTCTTAATATTTTTATCTAAAAAAGATATTATTTGCCTATTTAGTTTACCTGAATAACCTATAAATTGTCTTTTAGGCATTTTTACATTATAAGATTTCACAGAATATGATTCCCCTTGTATTTTTAATTTTCTAGCTCTACCCCTCGTCCACTTGCCGTTTACAAATCCAGCTGAGCCTCTAACTAAAGTTTCTATTGTTTTATGCCTTGTATGAGCGGGAATATTCACATTTAACCCGTCATTATGTATTCTTGCATAAAGAACGTCTGTATAAATTTTAGCAGATAAACTTCCAAAGCGTTTACTTCTAATTGAACGACTTAAACGACCTGCACCACCCTTGCCAATTAAAATACCTCTATCAATTCCTAAACTTTTAATACCACTTTCACCACGTCTACCACGTTTATAAGTATCAACACCTCTTTTACGTTTTTTCCAAGGGCTAAATGTTTCATCTGTAAAACCACCATCTTTAAAAGACTTTGTAAAATGTGTAACAGCTAATTTGCCACTAGCTTCAACTAGCTTTTCTAATTGAGGTTTAAATGCTTCAATCTGTTTAAGTATTTTCCTATGTTCAGCAAATGTAGCCATTAATTTAACCCAAAATAAAATATTTGACAATAGCGTAACCAGTCTTTATTAGTATTCATTAAAACGTGTGTAAAATAATAAACACTATGTGTTAACTGCTCGTTTACGTTTCCTTTACCTATTAAATTATTTATCATGGTTTTGGCATATAAAAGTTATTTTTTAATAAATATCTATCTCTAGGTTCTACTGTAAAATATGGGTGCTTATCACTAAAAATAATTCTATCTTTACCTGCATTCATCATAAATTCAGGCGGTACGGTATCGGGATGTGTAAAACCTTTTAAACTTGTTTTATTTTCATTATCTGTTTGTAATACAGTACATCTACAATTCCATCCATTAGGCGGAAAATATGTATTCCAAAACTTATCTCCTACAGGTCTACTAATCTCATCTAACATAGCATGTTCGGGTCGTACCCTTCCATCTCCTACTGTTTGATATGTTAGCATTGGTAAAAGCTCAGCATTAGCCTCTATTTCCATCCACATACTAGAACTTCTACTTTGACTAATAGCAGCATTATACTCAGCCCTTAAATAGTTTTCGTTGTAGTTTTTAAATATTTCTGTACCTGTTTGTTTATACTCACTAAATGGTTTAATTCTATCTTTGTCATAAATAGCATCTACCATCTCTCTAACTTGATGATATTGTTTAGCCCCAGAAAATACATAAACGTTATTTCTTAAATCACTTAACATTTTATAGTCTGGACTATTCCATTCTACATTAGTTAAAGATTTGCCAAAGCCATTATAAACGCCATTAGTTAGCTTTTCACCTACTCGTAAATATGTAGCAACGTCTAAAGATTGTGGAGTAATTAAACCACTATAAACACCAATTACAATACGTTCAATTTCATCATCTGAAAATATGTTAATTGGCGAAGAGTTTTGTATCTCGCAAAAACCACACATCTATTTATACAGATTATCTAATCTATTTTTAATTTCTTGAACCGAATTAGGGTCGTTAACTGGTATAACCTCACTACCATACTTTTCATCTAAATACTCAGGTGTAAAAGTAAATTTACCTGTTTTAATTAACTCAATATCTATTTTAGATTGGTCTATTAATGATAAATCTTCTTCTGCTTTAAATTTTATTTTAGCTCCTTCAGGAAACAAACCTAATCTTTGCATCATAGGAACTAATTGATAGTTTAAAACTCCTTCTATAAAAAACTCATCATTATAGGCTACATTTTTTAATACACGTTCCTGTACTTCTGCACTACCTACATAGGCTTTCTCATCTAATGTTCCAGTTTGACCTAGTATTAATTTACTAATCTCACTATTACATCGTTGTATCATCATATCAAATACATTATAAGCATCTGAACGATTAGATTCTACTAATTGAATTAAATCATCTGTATCAAAAACACCGTAACTAGCTATAGCCATGTTTTTTAAATACTGTTCCATGTTAGCTCTAGTTTCTTCATCTCTAACATTGGTTTTACCTATTCTTATAGGATTACCAAATATTTCTACAAACTCAGACCACGCCCCTAAAGCATTTTTTTTCCAAATAACTAAAGGAGCTGCTTTTAAATATAGACCTAAATCTCTAGGCTTACCAACTCCAATACACCAATTATTATAAGGGTATTCTAAATAATCATCTCCAGTTAATGCTGAACTATTAGATGTTACAATGTGAAATTCTGGTTTTACATATTCTCTAGGAACTAACTCAACCGCCTTAAAAGCATCATTAACAATGCTATCAAATTGTATTAATGAATATCCATAAAATACACTATCTAAAGAATAATCTAAAAAATCTCTGAACCATTTTTGATTAATTATAACCTCTAAATCTTCATTTTCCTCATCATTAACATAAACATCAAAGTCTTTAGATAATGTTAAATTTTTACGTTGGCTAACCGCTGCTGTTAAATGTGCGTCTAACTCAATATTTTTATAAATAGTTAGTAATTGCTTTCTATTTGGATTAATTAAACTTTCTGCAGAAGTAACTGCACTTTTATATGTAGCAATATCTGTAGTGCCTCTGTATAATTGAGTAGGCATAGTAATACGCTTTCTAATATCGCTATTTTTAGGCATATTAACCGATAAGTCTTGAACCTTTGTAAATGGTATTTGTAATCCTAATATTTTCATTACCAAAGTTGGTTTGATGTTTTAATTGTTGAACCGTTTGAGTTACCCCATCTAATAGACATACCCTGTTGTGGTAATATTTGTGGCAAATCTGCTGTAATATCTCCAGAAGCTACACGCTTTAACCAAGCAATAGCACCACCATTTTGTGTAGCATTATTGCCATCGTAACGTTCTTTTCTTAAATCTGGTACGTTTCTAGGGTTGATACGGCTATGTAAATGATATAAAGTAATATCTAAAAGATACATTACTATTTGTTGGTTTCTGTTATCGCCTTGCGTCCATTTAGTGTCATCATCTGGATAAGTAGCAGTTAATGTATAAGCACTTCCCTCACTCCAAAATTGAGTATTAGTAGGTAAAATTCCAATAGTAGGAACTAAGCAAGTATATAAAATATTGTTATAATAAACTGTATCACCAGCAGAATAAGCAATAGTATTAACATATTCAGCTTCAGGTAAAGTAACGTAAAATAACGTTTTATCCAAGCAGATTTGCGTCCATTCATTAGCATTAAAAGAGTGTGCAGCACTACCAGCTATTGACTTGTAAATATATCCACCTTGTAAAACATATTGCCCTGTAGTATAAACAGTAGATGCACTAAAAGTAGGTGCAGTCCATTCAACTAATTGTTTACCGTTATAAGTAGCAGTAATATCAAATACTTTAGTATCTGTAAATATTTGACTAGTAATGTAACGCTGAATTAAATAACTAATCATTTCAGATTGTGCAGATTGCTCTACATCTAGTTTAGTTTGTTGATTAGATTCAATTATTTGAGCTAGGTTATCCGATTGAATAACACGTAAATAATCGTTATCTCTTAAAAGTCTAGCCATACTGCAAAAATATAAACAAATTTTGGTTAATTTACGCTATTGTTACTACTTAATTTATCTAAATCCAAAGGTATTCTATTTTCCTTAATCTTATAAACCTCAGCATTTAACATTGATAACTCTAATTTCTCTTTATCTAAAACATAACTAATAAAGTCGTTTTTCAACTTCTTATAATCTCTTTTATTCTGTTTACATACTAAAAATGTTTCAGAGTGTATTAATGTATTTGTTGTAACATCTTCAATAAAAAAAGTAAATGTTTTATCTTTTCCTATACGTTCATAATGTGTTTTTACTTTCATAACCTATGTTTAGTGTTTATAATTGCATTTCCTAGTTTTCTACCAAAGTGTTTAGGTGTTCCATCTTGGAATTTTCTAAACGAATTATTTAATGTATAACATAAATAGTAATCCATGTTATCGCTAAAATGGTGGTGTTTTTCATAACTTCTACCATCTTCGCCTTTAACTTTTTGTTTTAGTTTAGTTCCATCACTATCTTCTAAACCGAACAATAAATCATTTTTCAAATATACACTATTTTCATAAATATAAACGAAACAATCATCAAAATTTTCAGCAAATACAGAATTAATAAAATCCCCTCTTAATTTAACTGGTGGATGTGAATTAAACACCCTTAAAACTGGTCTAAATTTATCTAATTCGTTTTGTATTATTTTATAGTCATTATATCCAGCTTCATCTCTAGTTCCTTCTGATTTTCCTGATGGGTCGCCATAAACAAATAGACCAGCCTTATGTGAATTATAACGCCTAGTAAATTCACGACAAGCATCTGTTGTTTTGTTTTTTGGGTATTCCATAGCTATTTCATCTATCAAATAGCATCTTTTACCTTCTTGCTGCCAAATAGATAAAGAAACATAAGGATTAACGTTAAAGTCAAATGATATATGAAGTGGTAAATCTGGATTATATTGATAATTTAATGTGTTTTTACCTAAATCAAAGTTTTTATAAAAACGTCCACCAAGTTGTTTATTTCCCCATTTACCATTACAGTAAACCTCCCAATAGTAAGTATTTTTAGTTTTTAAATCCATTAAGAAAGCAATAAACTCTGCTGGAATCCATTTATTATGTGTGTAGTTGCTATGATGAACAGTAAATGGTAACTCAACATCTTTTAACTCATATTGTAATGTGGAATGGTTAAAAACAGGAACATCTTTCATTAAAGTAACATCTCTAAAAGACAATTCATTATGCCCTTTAAAAAACCGTTTCCAAAACCAATGGTCTTGATAGTTTCCTTCAGTTTCAGGATTTATAGTAAATGTTTCCTGTAAATAGTTTGCTTTTTTAGTTCTTATTGAAGTTGTAACAGTAATAAAATCAGCTTCACTTGGTATATCTTCTTCCCACCATGCTCCAGTAGGGTCTTTAACTGATTTAATCTTTTGTGTATCATCACAACCACGAGCTAAAAAACAATTACCATTAATGCAATGTATTTCTAATGGCTGTAACTTAAACTCAAATAATTCCTGTAAACCTAATTCAAAAATAATATCCTTAATGGTTTGATAACTTGAATCTTTAATGGTAGCATAAGTATTTCTAATTAAAATATGCCTAAAGTAATCTTCAGTTAAACATCTGTAAATTAGTTTTTTAGCCTCAAAGTTAGATTTAGAGCTACCACGACCACCGTACATGATAACGTATCTATCTTTATTATCTAAAATAGGTATAAAATGTTCATTAACAATCTTATCCCATTTACACCAATTTACTTTAAACATTAATCAGGTACTGTAACAGTAATTATTTTACCTTCTACTTTTGCATTTATATCAGCAGGAATTAATTTAGCTGCTATCTTATAAAACTCTGTAGGTTCTTCTTTAGCCCAATTTAACATATTTGCCTTTGGGTCATCCTGAAGCTCATTAAACACCTCTAAAACACGCTCTTTTACGGTCTTAGTTAACTTATTAATGCTTCCTACTTGTCTACCACCTGTTTTCTCTTTACCTTTCTCAAAAGCCATTCTAATTAGTTCTAATTTAGAGCAAATATAATAAAAATTAATAA